CCCAAGCATTGCCATAGACCCAAGCATTGCCATAGTCCCAAGCATTGCCATAGACCCGAGCATCGCCAGATACCCGAGCATCGCCAGAGACCCAAGCATTGCCATAGACCCAAGCATTATTTTCTTGGCTTAGACTGTCTTCTTTTTCTATCCATCCACCCTTATCGCCTTTTGAGACATTGCCAAAACTTTCTAATGCCTCTATTTGATGTAGTGTTGTGCCACACCATTCTTTTGTTGTTTTAGTCAATTTATACTTCACATTTTTTCTCTCCCCATTATGTATTTTGGATTGAGTAGTTATTTTATTATTCCCTTTGAGGTGAGGTTTTGGATTAGTTATTTTTACTTCTGTATCTTTTACACAAAACGAAATTATAAATTTATACCATTTTCCATCTTTTGGGACAAACTTCTTAACCCTTTCAACCAATAATTTATACAATTTTGTATCATTGGCATCTATTTCTATATAATGTATTTTTGTCTTTTCCATGTTTATTTTACGACCTATTAATTAATCTCACAAAATACGCGCCCTTGTTTTTTGGTTTATATTCCTTGACCATGGCCCAGATCCGGCGCACATAGGATTCGGAACATTTTTTGCAAATACGCATATACACTCCAATATGTCTCATGTCGTTAAATTCTTTGGCTATTTCTACGGCCAGTTGTTGGTGTTTTGTTGCCTGATATTTATCTTTCTTCGCAGAAAAATTATCGAAATCTCTCTTATCGAGGATGTCGGCGAAAGAAAACATGTTATCTCCTGTATATGTCATTTGAATAAGGGGTGGAGGCTGTAATACCACCCATTTTGATTACGATGGCGCGCATTGGCCTTAATCACAGCCTCCACGGGTTAAAGGTTTTTGATCCTCTTCACCCTCTGTAATATGGCAATAGCTTCGTCAATCGTGGCACTTGGGCCAAATAATGTGTTAAATGCTTGGTGCTTGTCCGACCATAGCCGGAAAAGATTTTCCCTTGTTGTCTTCCCTCCTCTAGATTTAGGAAGGAGATGGTGTCTGGTCATGCATCTGCGATACTTGTGTTCCCGCGATCTGGATTTCCGGTTGATTCGGTTGAATTTCCCCAGCATCATTGATCTTCTCCTTTAGGAAAAATTCAGCGTAATCTGTGTTGCGATTGGAATCATCGCTGCGAAGTCGTGCGGTAACGTTGCGACCGGTGATGCTTCTGATCAGATCGAGCATCTGCCAGAGCAGAGTGATAAAACTCGATTCGGATTCTCCGTGACCACGGTGCAAGGAACAGTATGGCGTGTTATTCACCTTTACCTCCTTCGTAGATTTTTATATTTATAATTCCGATTGATAAGGGTGCTAATTCGGCGAATGCCTTAGAGCTCAAATCCAGAATTACGTCCGGATTTTCAACGTAATCGTTGACCCTACATGTCGTAGTATTGCCATTGTCAATGTTCTCGATATAGAGCATTGTTCCTCTTTTGAAATCACGGCTTGCACATGTATAGTGTCTTTGACTATAACATTCTTTTTGGTTTTTTAATTCCGGTGTGCAAAACTCTGATTTGCATAAGACGATTGCTCCTGGTATATCCTCGACCCAGCTTTTGTAGCTTGAATCAAGAACGTCCCATATCATACATTCATAATTATACCACGAACCCTTGCCTTCGGCAATTATACTTACCTGCGGTAACTCTTCTTCAATTTTTATAACCTCGGACTCTCGATTAGCAGTAAATGCTATTGTTACTAAGGCGAGTATAAGCAATAGAACCATTAAATATGGCAATTCTTCAAATAGACGGTCTAAAAAATTAGATTTCTTTCTCATAATCGTATAGACCATGTTCACCCAAATATGTCACTAATTGCGGGATCTCGTTGACCTTAACATATTTAGATTCGATGATTTCGTTTGTTATTTGATTAAGTGTAATTTGGACCGGAATTTCACGATCGCCGTGAAAAAACTCCTTTGCCCTGGCCATGTTGATTCCGAACCATGCTTTTCGACTTTTATTATCTTCGCCTTTCGGTTTATAAACTATGCCACCAAACCTCACAAGATCACCAAATCGGGCATAGTCATTTTTTGAAAGCATGTGCTTGATCTCTTTGGTTTCAAATTCATGTCGGCGCTTTTCTCCGCACCAACAATAAATCTTATATAGGGCCAGGATTAATTCCTGAAATAGTGCAACCTTACGATCAGCAATATTGCCGTTGCATATCGGACAACGGCCCAATTTGTTTCTGTATTCTCTGTCATGGAGTAATACATCCCTATATGAACTAACTTTATCGTCTAATACTAAAACCGTTCTGTGATTCTCGTTAAAAAGTGATGGTGTTGTCATGGTAATAATATTAATCTTAATGCTTCCTGATATGAAATTATATTTCCATACAAATTAGAACTTAAATCTTTTGCGCATTTTTGGGCCCACATTCTCTTTTTACTGTTATTGTGGATGCTCTTAAGTTGTTCTTTATAGGCTTCTATTTCGACCTTTAATCTAAAGTTTGCATCGCTTAGATATTGATTTACCCAATTTTTTAATCCCATCTCTTCCTGTTGACGCAAATGCGCCTTTTCGTGGACTATTAGACAGTCCGGTAAGTCCTCGTTTGCATAGATATGGCCATCGTATGCAAAAATTGTATATTCGCTGATTCCTTCAAAATGCTTTTTGTATTCTTTAAGCAAAGGAAATTGTTTTTGTGGCAAGATTAAGTTATTCATTTCTTTTTATTCTTAGGCAATATGACCTTTTTCGATAACGGGAACAATACTGGTGGATTTTCGGGTTTTAATCCGACCTTTGCTCTATTAATCTGTGTTGCGTGAAAACCCTCCAAGATATGTTTCTTTTTTTCGTAATCCTGGCGTCTCCTGCGCGCCTTCAACATTTTACGTTGTTTTAATTTAATGTTTTGCATAGATTATTCTTTACTTTGCCGGCTTAACGACTTCGTAAAATGCATTAACCCGAGCATGGATATATATAATTAATGTCCCGATCCAATAAATTAGAAGTATTGGGGATAGTATAATAAATATAAAACTTATTAATATCCTTAGAGACAACGATTCTCGTTTAGGCATGTGTCTATTGTTTTACTCTGTTAATTTTTAATCTTATTTTTTCCAATCTATCTCGTAGTTCCTGTGGATAAACTCCGAGTTTAATGTAATACAGCGTCTTATTTAAGATGTATGTTTCTAGAGAGAAATCTCTTTGCGGGTAACCAGTGTAATAAGGCGCACTAAGTTGCCACACCAAGGCTTCTACTTCCTCTATTTCTTGTAATGTCATAAATTATTTACTTATTAATTATTATCTCGGTGCTGATGGAGGTTGCGTTCGGGATTACAGGGGCGGTCTTTACTCTCTGGAACGTTACCCCATACCCTAAGACAGGCCTTTCATCCCCATAACCAGGACTTCATCAGCACAGAAACAACAATTTAATTATTAACCTCACGACCATTATCCGAGGCTGGAGTTAATTACACTCCAGAAGGAGTTGTGTTCTTGTGTGCACCCGCAACAACCCCGCAATCCCCCGGAAAATAGCAATGAGGGGAGTGCCCCCCGGATACAAATTCCGACAAAATCCATATCCGGGGAGCGAACCAAATGCTTGAGCGACATCCATATGGCTTTACATATTAGATTTCTACATTTGGTTGCCCATCCAGTGAAAGACAGGCAGATCGCAAGATGTGCTGTTACCTCTGGCGATCTTCCGGGCCTTCGCTGTTACCTCTGACGCGCTGTTACCTCTGCTTTTTAATTTTTGATGTAATTTTTTAGGAGAACTGGGGCGGGACGTTCTCATAAAAAACTATAACTCCTCTCGATGAGTTTATTCTATTTATACAATCTCTTTGCCAAATAGAACAAACCCATAACCGCTACCACTAACCAATGTATTGGATGTAATTTCTCTGTGTAATCTCTTTTTTGCATATTGTTTGAACTTATTAATTGTTAATGTTCCCTTGTAGACAATTCCGCCCCAAAATTTGGCAACAATGATGATTGATTAATTCTTATCTTAAGCTCATACCATAACCTGACGCTTCTGCTTGTAGTGCGGGCTTATTCACGCACTTAAAAAACTCTAAACATTCCTTTGCTAACTGGTCAATTTCTCGCCAGTCTCCGCCGTGTCCTGCTAAGAAACGGCAACCTGACACAATATTTCTCGCCTCTTCGTAGTAGTATTTCACGACATCTTTAATCGTAATTCTTAATAGCTCGGTCCCCATGAAATCGCTGACCAGCATTTCAATGAAATTCTTGCTGGCATTTTTCACATATGTCGGGACGTCATCACCATAGAATTCAAATAATAATTCGTCAACTATAAACTCTCTTTTTTTATTGCTCATATTTTTGTCTCCTCTCATCATCATTATCGCCAAATTTTAAGGTGCAATCATTAATTTCTCTTTGTTGCCCCTGCGTAGGAGCAACCAACAAAAATTAATCTCTCTGTCTCTTTATTTCTTCAATCTCCGTCTTGTTAATGTTCTCATAGTTTCCGCCATTATGATGGTCAACAGCGATTAATTCAGCATGTAGTTTGTCTGTTGCGGATACTTCATACTCGAAAAATTGCTCGTAAATCTTTACCCTGTATTTTCTTACTGGCAAGTGTGCCATTAAAAAGTCAAAATGTATTGTTGCTCCGCACATCTTCCCATTTTCGGATGAGTGTGTCGCAAGTTTTTCTCCTTTCGCATTTACAAGACGAGCATAAACTCCCTCTTTTTTTACTTTTAATTTTTCTTGTTTCATTTTGTTTCTCCTCTCAACTGATTGATTGATAACTCGTGTTGTCCGCCAATCAGTAATTAATTCTTACAACGATCGTTTTGATTAATGATTAATGATTAATGATTAAGTCTTCTAAACCGCCCAACAAAAAACCAAGTGCTAAACATCCCGCAATCACCCAAAACAACCCTGCCTTAAAACACTTCTTTGCGTATTTTTCTCTTTTAATCTCTGTTAAGTAATTCATTAAATTAATTTTTACTTAATTAATCGACCTTTAATTATTATCTGACCACGATTTTAGAACAATAACATCGCAACCACCACTTTCTGACTATTCCTGTCTCAATCTTGATTTTTGCCTGCCCGTCTTTATAGACTAAATTTTGCCACGATATTCCGTATTCATTATTATCAGCTTCTTTCTTGTCAATCTTTATTATCTCCGTAATTGTTAGGATATGACCGCCGTGTGCGTCTCCTTTGTTTAGAGCGATGAACTCATCACCAATTTTAATCGCTTTCATTGTCTTGTTTTTACTTATTAATTATCGCCGACCTTTTAATTTCTTCTATGTTCCAATCGCCATAATCTAAAATTTGTGGTAGTGTAAATTCTTCAATTGGAGTTTCACCCGTGTAATCAACGGAGTGATAATTGATAAGATGTTCTCTTATCTCTTCTTTGCTGTTAAACACTTCATCGCCGTGTGTTCCTTCCCCCTGTAAATCAATTATTCTATATTGCAATTGCATATTTTATTTTTACTCATTAATTAATTATTCTGTCTCACGGATTAATGTTGCTGTAATTAATCCGCAAGCACAACAATCAATTTACTTTACTTTTATACTGTGCTTTATTGCTGTTTCACCGCCTTTGATGATGTTTTCTTTTGCATAACCTAGACCTGCAAGCATTCCGCCGACACTACTAATCAATGCTCCGTTCTCTTTAATGCTTTCGAAAGCGTCATTCAAATCGCCTGAGTAATAGTAATCGCCTTCATCATTAATTTCAGCGAACCTGCATTTTGAAGCAATTGTGCGGATTAAATCGGCAACCCATTTATGCTCGATGATATTCTTGCAGAATTGTGTTTTAGTAAATCCTGCACAATACCATTTTTCATTCTTCGGATATTTTTCTGTCTCATAACCTGCGTCCAATTCAATCTTGCCATTGTCAGTTAATACTGCCCAATCATACGCCCAACCTGCGTCTTTGTAATCTGATAAAATGTCGCTCACGCTTCTAAATCTTAAACCGAGTGTTTCGCAATCACCAATATCAATGTATAATTCAAATTCACTGGCACGCTGGATTGCAAACTTAATCTTTAATTTCTTTGCGTCTTTTTTATAATACTCGGCAACACTTTGCACATCATCTAAATTCTTTTTAATGTAAACTTTCTCTTGACCTAATTTGTAATTGATACAAACTCCCATGTTAATTGTAAAGAACCAGCAACTGTTCTCGATTAATTATTAGTATTCATTAGCTATCTTTAGTATTGCATAATTAAATAACCGAGTCAATAGCAGTCAACTGTGGATAACTTTAATCAACATTAGTATAGTGTTTTAAGGATAAAAAGTCAAATCGACCCGATACTAAAATGTCAATCGTAATCATTAATAGTCAATCGCATTCATTAATCAATATCAATAATCAATTCGCACCAATTTACATTCTTAATCAACATCAACAAACATTAATGCAAGTCATCAATCAACAATACTCAAATCAACATATTAATCAACATCAGCAACAAACAAAATTTAAGCCCGCCGATTTTTTTTTATTTCCCCCCCCGCCCCCAAACGAAACACAACAGTGTGTTAAAAGATTAGAAGATAATAGATAGTAGTAGATAACATAATGCAACACACACGCTCACACTCGCCCGCTACACAATGAACACAATGTGTTTACATTGTGTTTCCTTATTGTTTCGTAGTGCAACACTTGTGTTGCACATAAAATGTTCCACGTAGTGGAACACATTGTTTTCCACGTTGTTGTTGTTTCCAATTGTGGAACACTGGTGTTACACGGGGTGTCAACATCTCTGCAACACAACTATCCTTTACCAATTACCTATATTAGAGAATAAGGTAATGGGATACCACGAAACATCAACGAAGTATTACGGATTTCACCCCGTGTAACACCTTGTTTTTTTAACCCAAGGTGGAAAACACTATGGATCCATGTGCCAGAACACCCTGTGCAACACTTTGAGGCAATATAAAACACATAAGGAAGCACCTGTGTAACACGTTTAGGCGTGACCTTGGGTTTGGGTAAAATGGGGGTATGTGGGAAAATAGGGGTGGTGGGAGTTGGAATCGTTAGAATTAGGGGGTAGGGGTTTTGGGGAAAAAAATTTCGGCGCGCCGAGATAATATATAGATTTTTATTTCGCCGGGCCGACAAGCTGATCGTGTCCCGGTTAATTTTAATCATTGTTAATCCGCCGGTTGGCGGAGACATACGGCCATTTCCTAAAGAAACTCAGAGCGGGTTCTTATTTTGGCCTTTCGGCTCACTTCGAGGCAACCCGTTAAGAAAACACATCAGAAATGGCTATTCGCCCATTCTAGTGCCAGTCCAGCGAATATTTACGAACTCAGACAGGGTATAATCAGTAGGGGTTGCGAGACGACTATTGTCATCTTAGTCCTTAATCCTCCTTTTGGTATGGAAATCAGACTAAGCAGGATCTTGCGATAGGCCGGTTTTGAATGAGCCAATTATATCGGCGCATTATGCAAAACTTAGGCCTTAGAGCGATCGCTAGTTACTTTATGATAAAAGATCCCTACCCGAACCACTTATACCCTCTCAGAGCCCATAATGAGACGCTGAAAGGCGAGAGAAGCATAACTCATATTCCGGCTTGACCCCTTCTCCTCTTATTACTTCCGGGTCTTCCGTGAGCTCCGCTTATTAATGCCGGGGAATTAAACCAGACTCGCGGAGATTCTTACATACTAATGTATGCTGGGTTTTACCCATAATTATTAAAAGGTATTGACAAACCATTTTCTATATTTTATGCTTAAAGGGTATTGACAATACTCACTAAAGTAATAAACCGAATCAAACTACTTCCTTGGTTTTTCACTCCATGATTCACTTCGAGGCGAAGCATGGAGTTTTTTTATTTGTGCCTGAATAATCTGGCGGTATATCTGTTCGAATACTCCCTACTCTTCTGAACTTCCTTTGCCTGACTGCGTAACCAATTTATCAATCTCACTAGTTCGCTTTTGGGCATATCTTGCAGTCCATGGATAGTTAATTTAGCCGTTAATAAATTTTTAGTCATAGTGGGAATTGAAGGAGTTGAACCTTCATGGGTTAATTTCTGCTATGGAGGGTGAGTCCAAAAAGATACCCTGGAATAAAATTTCTTGTTATTGAAACGTTATTCCACAGAAATCTCATGAGAAACCCATGGACGCCGGTATTCCCGGAATTAATAATATCCGGCCATGCTTTTAAGTGCTCGCCAGATTAAATATATTAAAAACGCATAGCCTATTAATTCTAGTATAAAATGCGATACATTTTTTTTGGTTAATATTTTCATATTGAGAGGAGCGGATTAATCTTCGCCGAAACCCAGTTGCGACACTAGAACAAAGATCTACTTACGTGCTCTCGCACAGCCGATATAAAAAAATCCTACCGGAAGGTCAAACGACCGGTAAGACATCTAATGACACTAATTGTATTTGGGTTTCTTGTCATAAATATGCCGCAAATAATTACAGAATAATAATAGCAACGTAAATTGGTCGTGTCAAGTTAATAAAATGTGTATAACTAATTATTTGTTGACTTAGAATATTTGTTGTATAATAAATTTATATGGATTATGGTAAATTAAAAGTTCCACGATCGGCAGCGTTTGAATCAATTATGCGCACCTACGAATTACATGGTCGCACAATGAGCATGCGTAAATTTTACGATCAACACGTCAAACTTCTTGATCCGAATATTAAATTAGCCGCATGGCAGCAATTTATGGCTCGCTTTCATAAGGACACAAATACGCGCCGGGATTTAATTATCAAGAAAGTGCAGGACGGGGAACTCACAGAATTAAAGTTGGAAGAAAAGACGATGAAGGGAATTTTATCAATCGCCAATATCACTATTGACGATATTATTAATAATCCGGCCCTACTTGAATCTATACCGCTTAAGGAACGCGTCAGTTGGTTATTTAGGGCCATGAAATCAAGAGATTCACGCGCCAATACCGTGCTTAAGAAAAGTGCTGAAGATCGGAAGGCAACAATGTTTGAGGATCTGATTAAGGGCGCGCAATATGGAGAAATAATTAATGACGAAACAAAGGTTCTTGACCAACCAAAAGAAGTTATATTCTCGTCAGAATCCGTGAAAGAAGAAGAAAATGCCTAAAAAAGAAAAAAATTATTCTAAAATAATGAATGATCTGGATAGCGAGGATAAGACAATGATGCAATCATTAGCGTTAAATATAGCACATGGCAGGAAAGATCCTGTCTTTTTTGGCGAATACTTCTTGGGTGTCCAGTTTCATCCCCTGCAGAAGATATGGTTATGGCTTACAACAAAAACCCAAATTGAAGAAGCACATAAATTAGCGCAACAGATAGGTATTAAACTTCCCGGAACACTTGATCAATTACTAGAACACAATTTTTTGAAGAATATTTTATGTCCATCTAATCGTTTTGGAAAGACATTCGTGACAAGCGTTAAACATATATGGTATAATTTCTATAAGATCGGAGTTACGGGATCACCAGACTATATCCACGATGTTCGATACAGCACCTTAAACATTTCACCTCATTCCATGCAGGTAGATGCGGCATATCGATATATCATTGACATTTTTAATGACAGATTAATTTATATGTGGGAAGGACAGAAACGCAGAAATATTTGTCGTATAAAAAGTTTCCTTGTTGATCACAAAGAAACTAAACGCGAAATTCATTTTGCCAATGACTCTATGGTCAAAGGCGTGCCAACCGGAGAAGATCAGGCATCGTCATTGGCCGGAACACAATTCTTTTATATTTCATACGATGAGGCGCCTCAATCTTTACACTTGCGCGTTGAACTTCCCGCAAAAATTCAATCACGTCTTATCGATTCAGGTGGACCATTAGATATTATTGGAACACCCGAAGTTGACAAACCATCGCATCCATATTATCATCGCTTAGCAAAATTTGGACTAGGATTGGAAAAAGGATTTTTTACATTAACCGGAAAACTTGCAGATAATATTTTCTTAGGAGAAAAGGAAAAAAGAGATGCGCTCGAATCTATTAAACAAACTGATCCGGAAAAATATCGACAAGTTGCATTTGGAGAATTTATAACCAGTGGCGCAAAACTGTTCCCCACAATTGCAATCGAAAGATTATTTTGGAAAGACACGCCGATCGAAAGAGGAATTGGCGGACATAAATATATTATTAGCGCTGACTGGGGATTCTCTGATACCGGAGATCCTTCGGTATTTTACATCGTTGATTATACACGATTATCAGATTGGTTAGAAAAAACAGCTAAACCAACAAAATCACCGCAAGGAATTTTATATGAAGTAGTTTTCAGTGAGAGAGTTAAGGGCGGAAGTCCTTATGAAACCCTTGCTAGACTTAGACTTTTGCAACAAGATTTTAATGATGCTATAATTATACATGACAGTTCTTCAATGGGTGGAGTGATCATTACAAAAATGCTAAGAGAGTTAAGTGTGCGACATCTTTATGATTTCACAACCGCAAAAAATCCTAAAGATGAAATGCTCTTTTTGTTGGCCAACGCCATGGCCGATGGCAGAAAATTAGAAGAAGGAGAAGATGGAATGATTAAGGAATTAAATCCTGACTTTGGAAAGATTCGATCATACTATATTCCTGAATTGGAAGAACAATTAGGGAATTATAGAATGGACGATAAAAAAATAGAGCAGGACGAAGTAATCTCGTTAGGAATGGGTATCTGGTATTTAGAAAAGAAGTTGGCAGGACATCGCACAAAAGTTTTCAATGTAAATATATTTGCTAATAAACCACAAGACATATTAAGTGTTCCGGGAGAAAAGAGAAAAACCGGAATCACTGAAAGAACATTTAACATAACAGAAAGGAAAATTGGATAAACTTATGCTTGAATATAAAAAGAACATGGGCCCCAAAGAACTTCGCGATTTTGAAGATGCTTTGAAGTCTGAATATTTTGAACATAAATCGGACACAGAAAAAGATCTAAATTTTAGATTGAGTGGCGTTAGCGCAACGCGAGGATCCACAGGAAAACAATTTGTAGGATACGATACACTAACACAATTTTATCGTGGCGACCAATGGGACCATGACGAACCACCTGGTGCAAGCCAAAAAACGGATAACTATTGTTCGGTAATTGTTGACAACTTTTCGTCATTATTGTTTGACGCACCAGTTGAAATAAACTGCCCAAGTCAGGACGAATCTGACGATGTGCTTGAAATGATGGCCGAAACAAAAGAGAGATTATTGAGTCGCGTTTATGATGATAATGATGCTGACGAAATTATATTTCCTGAACTTTCGAAATGTGGATCGCTTTATGGAGATGCTTTTATTAAGGGTCCGTTAATAGATAAAAATGATTCAGATAACCCCAACGATTGGAAGGTTGTCTTTTTTAATGTCGAAAACCCTGCGAACATCCGTCCTATTTTTGAAGACGAAAATTATAAAAAAATCTATGGGTTTATTGATACAACTTCTATTTCACCGGTTAAAGCGGGAAAGGCGTATCAAAACAAACTCAGAGAGAGAAATATTGATATTAAAGTTTTAATCAGTAAGGCGACCAAGAGATCAGGACAACGATTTCAACCAAATGTCAATGCGCAACAAACAAATCAAAAAATGCTTTTGAAAAGCGAATATTGGACATCGCAAGTGATGGCTATATTTTTAGAAGATGAATTAGTGGATTGGTGGTGGCACGATTGGGGATTTGTTCCATTGGAATATATTAAAAATATTCACGTTCCTAACCACCCCTATGGAAAATCAGACCTTGAGGATGTAATCGATCCGCAACTTGGATATAATACCACCAAAAATGATTTAGCCAATGCATTGAAATTTCTATCAACCATTAACTTGAAAGGAAAGAATCTTGATGGGATGGAAGTTTTGGTACATGGTTTATCAAAAATATTTAATTTGCCTGAAGACGGAGACCTTGATCCAATACAAAGATCCGGAGATCCGTATGCTTCCGGAAACCAGGTAGATAACAATAGGCGCGCGATTCTTGATGTTTCGGGAGTATCCGAAGCGTTAATGTCAACCGTTGGAAGCAACTTAAATCCATCTGGTCGTGCAATGGCCGTGGCGCTTCAATCAGTGATCAGAAAATTAAATCCAAGAGTGAAGCGTTATCAAAAAGCATTAAAATCTTTGAATAAAAACATTTTCAAATTACTTGAAAAATATTGGCCGCAATCGAAACAGATTATTATGGGCGACTATACTAACGAAGTTTCGATTATTTCAACAGTATTAAGAAATATAGTTGACGAAATTAATAAACTTCAATCAGGAACACAGTCATTAACCACAACACAAAAGAATCTTGGAATTCCTCAGCCTAAGATAGAACAGAAGCGCATGAAAAAAGATTTAAGCGATCCTATCCTCGGTCCACAGTTTGCAAGACAACCTGGTATATTACAACAAACACAGATGTCTAGTCCAGAAGGAGAACCAGGAACGCCGGGAAGCGAAGGTCAGGGATTGCCAAATGTTCCTAATCAGGGAGGCGCGAGAGGGGCATCTCCAGAGGGTTCGGTTACGGCAAATAATCAACGTGCTGGTGGCGCTGCGCCAGTTCCCGTAGTAACAAAATAAACATATGGCTTTTGAAAGAACAAAAAACATATCAACAAATCTAGGATCTTTTATAGATTTTCAGGTTGACACAATAGTTAAACAAAGAACCATTGCTAATCTTGAAGATGAGGCGCGATTTAATAATGCCGTATTAGAGGATAATTTGGATTTGGATCAGCAATTACAATATAGACAAGAACAATTAAAGCGCGTTGATAAGGGTGATTTAACAGAAAAAAGAAGGATAAAAAGCGAAATTGCCGGACTTAAAGACAGAATGGAACAGAAACAATATGACGATGAATATATTGTCGAACTCACAAAATTGAATTCCGGAATTCAGTCAATTGAATCAACCATAAAATGGGCGGAGGGTAGATTGGCAAATACAACCGATCAGACGATTAGAAAAAGTCTTATTAATAAAATTTCTGAATTAAAATCAAACAAATACACGCAACAAAAAGACGTGCTTGATAAACAAACCACATTTGCCACCAACGATAAAACTGACGAGGTATTAACAAAGCAGATTGATAATGTTAAAAATGCTAGGGTGGAAGCGCTTAATGCCGGAAATGATGATTACGTGGCATTATTAGATTTACAATTGCAACAATTAAATAAAGCGAAATCTGAAGCAGCAATTTCAAGAAAATTAATTAATGCTTCAGTGTCATCTGCCACCGGTCAAACAGCATTGGGAATGCTAAATTATTTTAATAATCAAACCGAATTGGCCGACACAACAACGCCTGTAACTATTGGTGAGACCAGATACGATTCAGAACAGCAATTTTGGTCACTAAAGAGGGCCGAATATTTGAACGACAGATCCACTAACGGATTTTTTGAAACATATAAAGGAGAATTAAAAGAAAAGGTTGACGACAAATCAACTAAAGGATTATTAAACCTAAACACATTAAAAGATGTCAATGGCTGGTATGACTATATTGTAAATAGACCGGAGCTTAAAGATTATAAAGATCGTATTGATTTAGATAAACAAAATTCATTATCTACGACCGCAGAATCGATTGCAACCATGGCATTAAATCAATACAAAATAGATTATGATGTTAATAAGACACTTAGCACGTTGGCAACTATTCAGGATGTCTATGGCGTGGATCAAAAACTTAATTACCAAAAAGTCATATTAGAAACGTCACAAACCAGAGAAACACAGGTACAACAAACTCTTGACACAATGAACAGTATATTGCAGGGAAATCCGGGGATGTCAGTACAAGATGCATTACAGCAGGCAATAAAATCTGGCGCAGGAGTGGCCTATTCTCCAGAAGAAATGGCAACACAAGGAGTTTCCGGAATAATAACCAATGCTGGAACAAAAGCAGAAGAACAACAATTCGGAGGAAAAGACATAACTACTCCGGCAAGCGGCAACATAACTCCATTCAAACAAGTAAATTATCAAGAAGGCGGGCTATATCGAAATCAAAATGAAAATTTAGTATATAAATACGAGAATGGCCAATTAAGAGCGTTGACTGGAGATTGGAACGAAGAGATGCTTAAAAAAGCAACCGGAAAAGGATATTCTGCGGTTGAAGTTCTTGGCAACATCGGAACAGCGCCAAAAGGGGCAGAAATAAAGGCCACAGACTATTCTATACCCGCCCCGACAGCAAATACATTACAACAGGGTCAAGTTAGTGGCGCAACAACAATTAAAACCAATTATCCATTAAGTTCTAAAGGATATGGATCGATTGTTGATTATCTTAAAAGGGCCGGAAAAGATGCATCATTTACAACTAGGATGAAACTCTACAAAGAAACCGGACTTGGTGAAGAAAAGGATTATAAAGGAGATGCTGAACAAAATATTAAATTATTAAAAGCATTTGAATAAACATATGGCAGTACTTAACGTATCATTCTTAAACTCAAAAAATAGAGGATCTGGATCTGAGGGGGTTGGCATTCTTGCTGACAAACTTCAGATACTTGAAAATGAATTAGGTAAAGATGGATATTTGGCTCCCGGCGATTACGACTTATTGATTGGGACCGCAAGCAAGATCAGAAATAGCGGTGGTTTATCATCTGCTCAAAGATCTAATTATGACGTGAAAATTTCTACATACCAGAAATCGAAAGAATTATCTATGATGCAGTCATCTGACGATCTGGATAAAATTAATCGTGAAATTAAAAGCGAGGCCGCAGAAGATGTGATGGTTGCTGGTAATGATCCGGCAAAATTCTTACAAGGACGCGCCGCTAGTCTTCAGGCAAAACTAGCCGACCTTGAAGAAACAATAAGCAGAAAAGAATTGGCCGGCGATGATACCACAAAATACTTAAACGAATATAACGACACGTTAAGACAATATTCTGACAGGATAACTGCATTAAAAGACATGCAATCGTTTGATGGCGCAAATCCATTGACCGGATATGCTGCCTATGTGACCACAAACAATAAGGGCGAAATAGTTGATGTTGATTATGACAAATATGGCGCAAAGAGTGGATATGCCGAAACCAACGGAATGATTAATGGATTTCAAGTATTTGGCAAGGTTAATAACAAGAAAGATGGCAGAAATATATTTATCTTGGGAGACAAAACATTCTCAGCGGTTGATCTATTAGTTGCCGATGCCGCTAACCCAGGATCATTTAAGCCAACCAAACTAGTGGCAGACGCGACAACACAAGGACCGTATTCTAAGGGACAAGCAGGGTATATTAATGTGACCGGAGAATCATTAAGGATTCAAAGCTATTTGCCAGAAGATTCTTGGGCGGAGGGAGTTGACGGAACATTATATCATCGTAGAACAGATGGTGGATATACGAAATATATCAATACGAAAGTTGAAGACCTTAATATCCCAGGACAAGCGATCCTTAGAATACCGAAAACACTAGAAACAAACCTAACCAGAAACATTGATCAAACAGTTGATGGCGCGGAAATAATTATGCCAGACGAAGGTATTAACTTTGCACCAGAAGCATCTCAACCATTAGAGGGAAAAGTTACTCCAGTTGGACCAATGCACTTGCCGACAATCGCTCCAGAAATGAATGGTGCCGGGCAATCTTATCGCACTCCTCAGCAACCGCAAGACAATACTTCCCCAACAACACCAAACATTTTTCAGCGAACTGTAAAATCAGCCGGCAATTTTATTAAAGGAATATTTGGATAATTATGGGACGAGCAGCAAACTATTATGAAGATGTGATAAATACAATTCCTGCCCAAACACCAGTGCAGGAATCTTTTAATACGCCGAGTGGCACGGTAACTCAACCAACAACACAACAACAGAATAATGTCAAAAAACCCCCGACTAATTTAATGCAAACATCCGGAGGAATAATAGAAGTTGATAAACAAAAAAAATCAAGCATCTGGAATGTCAAGGAACAATTAATGGATGAAATAATCACCGATCCAATGGAAAGAGATGTTATGTCGAGATTACCATACGAAATAGCAAATACTCTAATTGGCATGCCAGGAGAAAACGAATGGTCGGAAAAGAATTTAGCACAAAAGATAGATTATGTTGGAAATGGAATTCTGAAAACTGGCGTAAAACTTATTAAGGCGCTACCGAGAACAATTCTTACCGCCATTCCAAAAGCGTCATTAACTGTTGCACAAGGATTGGGATATTTAGCAGACAAGGCGTTGGGATTGACACAACCCAGTGTACCGAAGAGTTTTAATTTACCATTATTGGGAGAAATAAGAGGATTCGCGGGAACATATGATGATGCAAAAAATGCAGGATTTTCTCCGTTTATGTCTGCGGTTGTAGCAACTGGTGAATTTGCTGGAGATCTTGCAATATCGGCATCTTTATTAGAGGCCACTCAAGCGGCATTCAGACCACGATTATCAACAGTAGATTCTGCGGTAAAGGGTAAAGATGTTAGGACACTGGTGACCAAAGAAGAACCAAAAATTAATATTAATGCCAAAAGTAGTGACGGAAAAATAATTACCGGTAAAGAATTAAATCCAACATTCGAAGCGATACAAAATCCAGAAGTATCATATTTTCAATTACCTAAATCAGTAGCAGAAAAATATAAAGGAAACCCTAATAATACATTTTTGAAAGTTTCACCTACTGGAGATGGTATGGCTGAATTTTCGGTAGTCCAAGTAAGAAAATCGTTAGTGGATCAAACTAAAGATTTCTTTTCTAAAAAATTCGGGTCAAGTAAAGTTGTTGAAGGAAAGTTCGGACCGGAATTAAAATTAGAATCGGGAATGGTAAAATATGACTCCAGTTTAACTAAAAGCGATATTGGAGTTACAAACAAGTTATCCACAGAAAACTTGACAACTAAAATAAACCAAGATATACTAAAACCATCTAATGAATCAGTTGCTAATGCATATCAGTTCTATAGTCCGAATATCGAAGAGAACATTTCTTTTCTTGACGCTCAAAAAAGATTAACATCAGAGAATCAGGCCCGATATAAATCTATTACTGAAGATATTGATAAAAATATAGGAATAAAATCTACACAGGAAAATGCAATCGGTGACTGGAGCGATGGTGCAGAGAACACAATTTTTAATACGATTAACAATGTTAAGAATTACGAAGAATTAAGATATTCGGCCGCACTAAAAGGATCAGTAGGAAATCAAAAGGCTGTTATACCATTTATTGAAGATGTTGCTGGCAAGGATTCACTATATATTACCGAAATTACCAATATAGACATTAATGCCTTAAGAAATAAATTAGATGAATTGGGAATAAAATTTAGAACTATTATATCTGGCAAGAACTCCACAAAGGTCGTGGTTTTTGACCAGGGATCACAATTAATAGATAATATTAAACAATTAGGAGAAATATATGAAACAGAAATCAAACAAATTAACGGAACAGGTGAATTCCTCGGTAGTTGGAACACAAGAGCAGAAGGCAAACAATCCTTCAATAAAGTCATTTCAGAATACGAATCCAAAACGCAAGGATTGGTTAGTAAACGTGACGGGGAAGGACCCAAATATAAAGGGGTATCAAATAATGGTTTAGTTGAAGAACCATTTAAGGGAGATGAGTTTGCCAAGAAGATCCCAGAGGTTCCATCCTTAATGGCTAAACCGATAAGGGGATTTGAAGATAAGATTGTTAGTGGAAAGCAAGTTAATCAAATAAAAGCACTACAGGAAGAAAGAGCAATTGATAATACGACATTAGGAATAGTCTCCAAGGTAATAACCGGAAAGAGCAATATTAATGAATTAACGCAACAGGAAGCGTTTAATCTATCGCAGTCAATTTATAACATGCCAAAAACTGGCCCGGATTCTTCAGTGAAGGATCTTGGGGGTTTTATAAATAGAACATGGAGAGAACCAGCTCGTTATTGGATGGAAGCGGTTGAAAGAGAGATGGGTTACCCGGTATATTCTGATATAAACGTCCCAATGAATTATGGTATGAGATTGATGGAAAAAGATTTTGCCGTTTATAATGCCGAGGCAAATAAAATATTTGGGAAATATTCCAGTGGAAAATATCCCGAAGAAATGCGAATGATAGACGCATATAGTACTGGAGACAAAAACGCTATTCTTAAAAATACCACATTAGATCCGACAACTAAAGCCGATCTTATTAAGATTGGAGATTGGATGGTGGAACAATATAAAAAATTATTCAAAGAACTAGGAGATTTAACCGGAACAAAAATAACCTCAGAAAAGTGGTTTGGTAACTACGCGCCAAATATTACTGATCGCGGAGGACTTTTTAATAGATATAAAAACCTTGACGATGTTCCGGCAGAAATTAAACCATTTTATAGATTTGAAAGAGAAGGAACATTATCCCCTTTGGTTGATAATCCTTTAGCAAAATACCAGATGTATATTAGGTCAATCCTGAAAGAAAAATATATTGGCAAAACAGTAGAACGGGCAAAAGAAATCATTGCAGAAGCAACGAGTAAAGGCTCTAAAAATGTTGCCAAGGCAACCAATGATTATTTGCAAGAAAAATTAGGATTTCAAGATGAATTGTCAAGCACGCTTAATAAATTTGGCGAAAAATTATCCAACCAAGCAAATGGATTTTTTGGCAAAAACGTGGTGCCAAAAGATATATCTAAAAAGGCGATAGACTTCTTAATGACTAACAGTTACGCCGGTGCGCTTGGCGGAAGAATTATGCCAATTGTTAGACAGTTACAAGGGCTGTTAATGGATTATGCCGAATATGGACCGAAAGCATTTTACAATGGATTAAAGAATTCATTTAAGGGTGGCGCGATGAAATCTGCAAAAGATGAAGGGTTTTTAGTTGAGATGGGATTACCCTACGGAAATGAATTAGTACAATCAAGTAAAAATAATATATTCAACATTTACAATGGTATTAACAGGGCCACATTAAAACCTTATGGATGGATTGATAATTGGACAAGAACGGTGGCCAGAGAGGCGAATAATTGGAAATTTGATGAATCAATTAACGCATTTTTACAAGGAAAAATAGATTATAATACTTTTGAAATTGAATCAGGAATAAGTGGATTAAACCCAACAATGAGAAATATTATTAGGGGTGAAGTGACTAAAAACACTCCCGAATCTCTTAAAAAGGCAAAAGACTTATTAGCGCAAGACACCATAGATAATACACTATTCCCATACAGGCGGGCAGAAGCGTCAAGGGCGCATTATGGTTTGAAGGGTAAAACTGGATTGCAATTTTCTCAATGGATTTGGGAATATCAAAAGACATTGAGGAGTTGGATTTCAAGGGGCCAATGGGACAAATTGATTAGATTCGTGGCGGCATCGGTAGCGATGAATAGAACAGCCAAAGAAACGTTTGGCATTGATGTTGAAGATTGGAGTTTGCTTGGACCATTTACCGGATTCCCATTTGGCCCAATAGCAAAAGGAATATTTGATTTAACTACGGCAGCCGGACAAGCCCTTATGGGCCAATCCGAAGATTTGGATAAAAACTGGCAAAGTATCTCAAGATCAATGAAGCTATACGGAGGTATCGCCACTGGAGTAGCGGCATCTAAATTAAAAGATTTTATGCAATCGGTTGAAAGATATGAATCTGGAGTATCGGTATCCTCGGATCCTCAAAAACCATTTGGGGTATATTCTACATCGGGGAAACTTTTGCGTTGGACAGATTTTACTGGATTGTTATTAGACTTAATGGGATTTCAAAGCGTTGAGAAAACCGAATTTTCTGATAGAGTAAAAAGGGCCAGTATAGAAAGCACGAAGTATAGCAACAAGATTAATAAAGCAATGAATTATCTTGTCGATGGGAAAATGGATAAGTTTGACAAATATGTTTCCGATAACAATTTGATGATTAACGATATATATGTTAAACTTAAATCATACAACATGCCGTTAGATCAAAGGATATTTGAAAAACTACCGGCCGAATTAAAAATTAAATATTTTAATTTATTTTATCCACAATAAATTTATGCCACAAATACATCCATACCAAGCACACATTTCTCTAAACGGAAAACAATCCGGAGAGGCTCAGATAATTTTAGATAAAAGAAAAATAGGAATGCTCCACAGCATAACCGATAAACCCGGAGCAAAATTTGATTTGAAAATTATCGACATGAATGGTAACGAACAAATAGTTAGAAAAGATGTCGGCACAGAAAATACGCGATGGGGAGAAGTTGTAGATAAGAATTTAACCGACAACACATTTATTGTTAAAGTGGAAAATGTCAGAGGAGCAGACACTATTGACATCTTCTGCGAATAACAGATATAATTAATATATGGCAGAAAATAATAATACTCCAGTCACCTCCCCAACCGATAATGGGCAAGGCGCTGGAGGCCAGGGACAACCTGGTAATACCCTCGCCGCTGGTAATAATGGCCAGTCATCGGGCGGAGCACATAACAGCGAGCAGAAAGTTGAAATCGATGCCAAGGAACTTGATGTATTGAGAACTAAGGCAGGACGATACGATGCTCGCAATAAACCAAATCGCGAAGATCGTCATGAAAGACGACAAAGACGCGATATTAAATCTGACGAGATTGATGATCCCGAAGTCTTAGATTCTTTGAGACAGAGGGACGAACAAATAAGTCAATTATCATCAGAAAACTTTACCCTTAAAACCAAGGATCAGGTCAGAGACATATTGGAAAGGGACGAGTATAAAGATCTTCCATTGGCCCTTAAAAAGGCAGTCAGGAATAATCCGTTAGGATTTATTAATCCTGGGACAAAAACAGTTGAAGACGCTTTATTCGACATCCAAGACTATTTAGACGATCAACTTGATGCAGACGTTTCTAGGGGTGGTTCCGGAGCACCAGCCGAAATAAAAAACGGCGAAAAACCGGACGGAGGACAAATTCCTCCAGCGGGAGGATCTGGACCGAAATCTCCTAACCCAGCCGGAGAGGTTGACGTTACGGGGAAATCTGGATCACAACGATCAGTCCCAATTCTTCAGGGATTACTGAAGAATAGAAATAAATAATAATTAAACAGTAAATAGTAAGTAACATTCATATGGCTTTACAAAATCCTTCACAGACAACATCTTACGACCAAAGCGCAACATATATATTGTCTTTGGATCCTGTGGTTGATGCAATTTTATTGGATGATTCTAATGTCATTTCGGTATTGGGATTTTCCAACGAGGGAAAAGCTGTAACTCAAACAAAACATGAGTGGGATGAAGACGAATTGAATCCAGTTGTTATCATTGGTAATGGAACAAGTGGACTTTCAGCTTCATCGGCGACACTTATGATTAGTGCATCGCACGCAGCCAGAGTTACTGCAGGAACCTTGTTAAAAGATCAACTTTCAGGAAAGATGGAGGTGTTACAAGTCACAGCTCTTTCAACAAACTCAGCTACAATCACTAGAGGTTTTGGTGGAACGTCAGCAGAAACACATGCTTCAGGCGCTACATACGATATTATCGCAAACCCAAGACCACAAGGAATGGATTGTCCGAAAGATGAGTCAGTTGCAAGAACACGACCTTATAACTATACTCAAATCTTCTCAAAGGGCGTACAACTAACCGGCACAGCAATGGCTATTGAGCACAACGGAATTAGTGCCGAAGATTCTTATCAAATTGATAAGAGAATGCGAGAATTAATTAGAGAGTTAGATAGAACTGTAATCTTAGGTATTCGAGCAGCATCAAATGTTGTTGACGGAACCTATGGAACCATGGGCGGTTTGATGGATTTCATCAAGCACGCTTCTAGTGGAAACACTAACTCAAGCGCAGAAACATTAACTCCTAGCGTTCTTAACGCTATGATCAAACAAATCTGGGATGACGGAGGAACACCAGACTTAATTTTAGTCGGTGGAACTCAGAAACAAAAGATTGCAACCTTCGATCAAGAATATCGAAGAACGACACTTGACTCAAGGAGAGCAGGTTTCACAGTTGAAGAATTTGTTTCAGATCTTGGAGTTAATCTTCGCGTAGTTGTTGATAGATGGATCCCAACTGATATGGCATTTGTTATTGATTCTTCAAGAATTCATATCAAACCATTACAGGGAAGATCTTTCTTCTTAGAAAAACTTGCTAAAACCGGAGATGCTGAAAAATGGCAAGTCGTTGGCGAATATACAATGGAAGTGAAAAATGCCGCAAAAGCACACGCTATCCATTGGAATCTTAAGCAGTAAAGTAATGTAAAATTGCAAATTTATGAGTTTATCACGAGGAAATGCAATATCAGCCTATAATGTCCCATTTGCAAGAGGTGCAAAGATATATGGCGCAAATATTCAATCTGGAGTAATTACTTCAGCCCATATTGCTGATGGAACGGTGGTTGCCGCAGACGTGGCAGCCGGCTCCATTACTTCTGCTAAGTTGGGCACGGGAGCTGTTGTAGAGGTTAAAATTGGCGCTGGTGCAGTTACATCCGCTAAGATTGGTGCATTGGCTGTCACAAGCGCAAAAATAGCGACAAGCGCTGTTGTTAATGGAAAACTTGGTGTTGGTTCTGTAACCTTATCTGCTTTAGCGGCTGGCGCCGTAACAAGTGCTAAGGTTGTGGACAACGGCATAGTTAAATCCAAAATCCGAAGCGCTGTAGTTACTGGAACAATCATTTCTGCTGATGTAGTTTATGCTCTAGCTCACGGACTTGGTGCCGCGCCATCGGTGGTTCTTATATCACCATGGCAAACCAAGGCCCAAGCAGCATCGGCTGCACATTTGACCGTATCGGAGTGTAATGCTTCGGCCGCAACTTCTACCAACATTTATGTTGTTGGAAACATGGGCGGTGTCAAATACAAGGCATTTGTGATTATTTAGTAGGTTGATTATTAGACTTTGCGAATAAGGGGAGCATTCATTCAGTGAGTGTCCCCTTATTTTGATTAAAAATTAATAAAATTGAAAAACATGAAGATATTACTTGCGAATAACAGCTTGAATTATTTGGCCGGAAGTGAGACATGGACTCTAACATTGGCTACACAATTAGTAAAAATGGGCCATGATGTTACCGCGTATAGTCCCGATCTTGGACTTATTGCCACAAAACTTGAGGCCATCGGGGTTAAGTGTGTAAAAGAATTAACTAGCGAAAATGGGGTTAAGGCATTTGATTATGTATTAGATGAAAATAAGTCCGGGTTTGATGTTGTGATATGCGCGCATTACCATATTACTCATTATATCCATTCTATGCTTCCAAACACTCCCATAATTGCTGTGGTTCATGGTATAATACATAAGAACGAACAAACGGGAGAAATTTATCCAGAACATCCAGTGACAGAATTCAAAGTAGATCAATATGTCTCTGTTTCTGAGGAAGTCCAGGGAATATTAAAACAAACGCATAACATCGATTCAGTTATTATTAGAAATTTCATTGATCTAGACAGATTCAAGAAATTTAAGATAAACTCATCGCCTAAAAAATTCTTAGTAAATTCTAATTATTGGGGCGTTGAGGATGAAATCAACAAAATTATTAAAGAAGTTTCTGTTCATTATGGCGCCGAACTATTCGGAATAGGAATAAATTTTGCTTCTACGTTCGAAGTGGAAGAAATTATAAAAGATGTTGATGTCGTTATTGGGATGGGAAGATCCGTATTAGAGGGATTAGCAATGGGGAAACTGGGAATTTGTCATGGCAGATGGGGAACTGGCGGAGTAATAAATCCTGAAAATATAACCCAAATAAGAGAATTTAATTTTTCGGGGAGAAACAGTAAATCAATACTTTCTACGCCACAGGAATTAATAGAGCAAATCGATAGATATTATACACAAAAGAATGTCGATGAAGTGTATAAGATTATCAAAAAAGACCATAACGCTAAAATTGCGGCAGAACAATTAATTGAGATAGCTAAAGGATTGGTAAAAAAATAATGATAATTCGGAGGATAAATATCAATGTCAAGGAAGGTGATAATTGCCCGTGGTGCAAAGCAGGTTTTGTCAGAAGAATAGACGGACGTTTCGGACCATTTTATGCGTGCACCAGGTATCCTTATTGTTATTTTATAGCGAAAATTCTAAGCCCAGAAGAGATTAAACGCGCAGAATTAAAAAAACAAGCTGACGAAATATTAAGTAAAAATCATTATGGACTATAAATTTGATAACTATAAAGCAGATCTCGTTGATCCCAGTATGCCACACTCCAAGGATAAAGAGAGGTTTCAAGAATTTTATAATCAGCTAGGAACATGCCCAATACAGAGAACACAGAATAGTCCAACAGCGGATTTAAGTTTTATTGTTTTGAAGGGGATGGTTCTGGAATTAGGATGTCATTGCGGTTACAACTGTATAAACTGGGCGAGAAAAGGTGTTTCATGCACAGGAATTGATGTCTCAAAGACACTAATAGAATTTGCGCGAGAGAAATTATCTGCCGAACCGAAGGAAGTGCAGGAAAGAGTAACTTTCATTCATTCTTTTATTGAAGATTTTATTCCTCCAATACAGTATGACACAATTATCTTAACAGAAACCCTGGAACATGTTATGAGTCCTCTTCCGGTGTTGATTAAAGCCAAAGAATGCTTAAAACCAGGAGGATTGTTATATATCACGTCTCCATCTATAAAAACTGGCAACAATTCACACATTAGGGGTATAAATTCCAACACGATGGCATCGTTGTTAACCAGTGCTGGATTAAAAATAATTTTAATCCAAGATGTTGCCCCGCAACAAACAACATATGCCATTGCAACTATATGAGAATTATAGGAATTTCAAAAATACGCAACGAAGAAGAGATAATTAAAAACACCTTAGATCACTGGGGTCAGTTTTGTACTGGTGGAATTTATATTTTTGATGACGCTTCTACTGACAGAACGGTAGAAATTTGCAGAAATCATCCGGCGGTTAAGGATGTAATCGAAAATAAATTCTGGGATCCCGACAGAGAAAAGATGGAATGGATGGCAAGGCAGGCAATATTAACCCGCGCCAAGAGAGACGCTTTACCTGACGATTGGTTCGTATATTTTGACGCAGACGAGGAATTATACTTCAATGAGTGGGAACTACTGTTTAACGACCAAATAGGGGCCGTAGCGTGCAGGTTATACGATGTCTATATCACACCGGAAGATGTAAATACGCCATATCGCAAAAGAAATTTTGTTGGACCAGAATATCGTACAATCGTATTTTTCTTTAGAAATTCACAATACCTCAAATACGACAAACCGGATCAAAGAATAGTTGATCTTGAGCCAGGAACAAAGGTCCCGGTTTCGGGAATAGTTAAACATTATGGCAAAGGAATATCTGTAAAACACTGGGAAGAAACGTGCGATTACTATATTGGTTTTTGGCCAAAGTATGCAGCTAAATGGCGGATGAGAAAAGGACAAGCAATTAAAGATAATTATAAATCAGATTTTGGCAATAAGTTGATAAAATTTAATGATGTGTTGTCGGGACGAGAAAACGGTTTTTCGCTTGAGACACAAACTTATGGGCAAAACTAAGTTACACTGGATATTAATTGTAATTTTAGTCGCGACCACAATTATCGCAATACGCTTAGCATACAGTTATTATAACCAATTAACGGACGCTAAACTCTCAAATACAGATCAACAATTCCAATTGGCAATATGCGAGAAGTATAATGTTTTTGTGTCGGCAGTTAAAGAAATTGGATCTAGGCCATACGACATAGACAACTATGATTGTTATGACCATTCAGTTGATTTGAGAAAAATGTTATCAGATAATAATATTCAAAGTAGTATTATGATAAAAGAGGGGAGAGATCACGCCTGGGTTGCGGTATGGATAGAAGCCACTACCGGGAAATTTATAGGCATGGGAACAGAATATGTGCTTGAGGAAATAAGAAATAATAATTCAATATGCAATTGCATTAAAAACAATGAAAATACAAATTAGTCCAATTAAAAAAGTTGACGATGCGTTGGTAGTATGGCCGGAAGAAACTCCGGATACCGATATTGTTATGGATCCTAGGCCACCGCACGGTCTTAGGTTCAAAAAGGGAAGCATAAGCGTTATATATTGTTTTGATTTATTTGGGTTTGCAAGAAAAGAAGACGCTATAACAATATTAAGTAATATGTATAATTTACTATCGGAAAATGGCGAATTATACATAATTGATGTTGATTTTGATTATGTTAATAGGGCATATTTAGGGGGAGAAATACCATTAAAAGAATTTAATGCCGATTTTAGGCGCGAGACATATGTTAATCAGGAAATGTTAGTGGCATGGTTAGAAGATGTTGGATTTATCGAAAAGGAATTAAGGGTTTGGAATGGAGGAATCAAATTTACAAAGGCGCATTATGAAATTGTATTATCGGCTAAAAAAGTAAAAAAATAACATGGAAAACCAAAACACAAAAATAGATCCTCTCACCGCTAAATTTAATCCAAATTTACCAACAGTATTGTTTTTGGTTAGAGATGAGGGTGGTTGCGGATTTTATCGTTGCTCTCAACCGGCAATGGCACTGAGAAGATTACAATTATTTAATACTATTGTCGATTTACAAACGACAACACCAGAACATATTTTACAGGCGGATATTGTAGTATTTCAGAATATTGGATCAACAATATCGTTGGAGGCATTTAATTTTGCCAAGCAGAATAATAAGGCTGTGGTTCTAGAAGTTGACGATTTATTGCATTCAGTTTCTCCGCATAATTTTGCCGGTTATCCTGCGTGGAATGCCGGAACGTTGTATGTCCATCGCTTTCACCAACAATTAGAAGCGGCTGATGGGATGATTGTTTCTACCCCACAATTAGCGCGAGAATATTTCCCGTATAATCCAAATATTTTCGTTTTGCCAAATTATCTACACGAAGACAAGTGGAGTAATTTATGCCAAACAAAAAAGAAAGATGGAATATTTAGAATTGGTTGGGCGGGGGGAAATGCGCACAAAGATGATTTACACATGATCTCAAAAGTGATAGAAAAAATAATTCGGGAAAATAAAGACAAGGTTAAGTTTGAAACAATGGGAATGCTCAAAAAAGAATTAGATGGAGCATTCAAATTAGAAGAATTTGGTGCTGTTTGCCCGAAATGTAATTATCAGGGCGACTCTGTAACGTGGCCGGGAGAATCGCTTGACGACTATCCATTGGTATTGGCAAGTCACGGATGGGATTTAGCACTTGCACCAGTTATCAATACCGCATTTAATAATGCTAAATCAGATATTAAATTAAAAGAATATTCTGCTATTGGTTATCCAGTGATTGCTTCGGCTGTTACTCCGTATATTGAAGCAAAAGAAAATGGTTGTGATGTGATATTAGCAAAAACTTTTGATGAGTGGTATAATAGTATTATGGAGATCATCAACAATCCGGAACGAGCTCGCAAGATGGTCGAAAATAACAAAAAGTGGGTTTCGCAATATTGGATTGATGATAATATCCATAAGTATGCAGACGTATTAAAATTAATAATTAATAATAAAAAGACACAAAAATGATGAGTGACATCCAATCAGTGGCTTTAAGCGGGACAGTGGGAATACAGGTATTCTCGTCCTCGCAGCCGAAAATATTAAAGGGGTTGGTTCTTACCCCAGCCACTAGTGCATCTCTTGTTACAATTCGTGATGGGAATGCTTCTGGTGAGATAAAATTGGTTGTTAGAACCGCAGACCAGAGTTCTAAATCCGTTGAAGGACTATATTGCCGATTTGACAAAGGCATGCATGTTAAGGTTTTGGGAACCGGGGCAATTTGTTATTTGGTTGTAGAATAAAGGTCGTTCGTTAAAAATTTAATAATTAACAGTAAAACTATACAAAAATGGCAGCAACTTTTGGTTGGTCTCAAAGATATGGTGCTGGTGCTGGAACAAACTCCGATTTAGGAGTGTCTGGAAATCTTACAAATTTTAAGAGGGCAGACGATGCGACAGCGGCAAACTATTCTTCGAACCCCGTACCGGCTGGTGAAAAAAGTTATGAGGTTTGGTTAAGGGCCAAATTTACTGGGACGTTCAGCTTTTGTTAGGCGTCATTAAATCTTCTCTAATTGACTCGGAGGTCCCTATGGGATAACGAGGCGGAAGCGAAAGCACCGTGAGAGACTAAACGAGAAGACGGGAAACCGAAGTAATAGTCCGAACTTTATGGCAACATAAAGAGTTAAACAGAAATGTTTAATCATTATGAAAAAAGGATCACAACATACATTAGAAACGAGATTAAAAATGCGCGGTCGTAAATTAAGTGACGAGCATAAACGTAAATTATCGTTAAAAAAAATGGGATTATTTGGCGACAAATGTAACGCTTATGGTCACAAATTATCGAAAGAATCGATAGAAAAGATAAGTATTAAAAAGAAAGGAAAGAGGGTTTCGATAAGAACCGAATTCAAGAAAGGAGATCCGCGTATTATAGGTCCAAATAACATAAATTGGCGCGGTGGAATAATGAAACTATATGATCGCAGAGATCATAATAATACTAAGTGGTCTAGAGCAGTATTAAAAAGAGACGCTTATACGTGCAAGATGTGTGGTTATAAAAAAGTTAAAAACAATGATCTTGTCTCTCATCATATATTCTCATACAAAGAATTCCCGTACTTAAGATATGTTGTGAATAATGGCATAACACTATGTAGAATTTGCCATCACCTAGTTCATAAGAGTAACAAACGGTAACAAAATCGACAATATTCAATTTTGGCGTTCAACAGATTTTTCACCATCTACCGGATTGTCAATATTGTGGGCACCTGCAACACCTAGTGCTTATACCGCACCCGTAACAGGGACCGGTGTATGCGTATCCGCTGTTCCAACATCGGATCCTGGCACTGCAAATGTGCGATGTAGGGGAGGGCTTGCTAGTGGTTTGGTTGCATCGGGTTATACGGATTATATCCCGCTTCAACTCTCTACCACTTCGGCAGCCGCGGCAGGCGACACAAGTTTAGCGGTCTTTACCCTAAACTATGACGAGCAATAATTAATTGGGATTTATGGGTTAAGCTGTCAATACAATGTCGGCCGGGAGAATACCATCTCCCACCCAATATAAACTTATGAATAAAGATATAAACAAAAACATAGATGCATTATTGCAAAAAAGACAAACTGGAGTATTTGATTATACAGATTCAACACAAAAATTAATTGAGTTGGGCGTTAAAATTGGCAACAAATCAACCGGAGATTTAACTATTCCGGCGAATTTCGGACCGTATTTAGATAAATATAATACTTCTAATTTAGAATTTGAATGGACTGCTAAATATACTGATGGGACAATTCTTAATCAGTTCGAAGGAGATCAAGAACATAATTTTTCTCACATAGATCAATCTAAGTTAGCACACATAGAATTTGTTTCTAATTTTAATTGGCCAACTGACAATGTTGAAAAACGTATAATTGTCAGGTTGAACTGGACCACCGGATTATTCGAAATAATAAACGGATTCGCATCACAAGATGTAAAATCTAAGGTGTGCATGGAGGGATTTATTGGCGAAAAGAAACTAATCTTATTCACCAGAAAAAGAATTAGTAGGGCCCAAGGAAAAATAAGTGAAAAATTTGCAGACCTCATTCCCATGATGGATGAGATATTTTATTATAATTGTTTTGTTCTGGGATACGAATCCACAGAAACAAAAAAAGTCGTAATTATAAGACCAAATGGAATAATTGAATTATTTGAATAAACATGTCATTAGTAGATAACTTTGATTCATATACAGATGGCGACTTAAACGGGCAAGGCTCTTGGAGCGGAGACGCTTCTTATGATGTTCAAGGAACAACAGTTCAGGGCGGGACAAAAGCAGTTCAACGTTCTGGTTCTGGTATAGCAAGGGTTGCTAAAACATTCTCTGCGGCAACAACTGGAAACCAGGTATGGTGGATGTATGTTCCTTCAAGTGCCAATGGAGAAGGTGTCTATGGGGAAATAACCGATGGCACAAATTTTATTGGATGGATTGGTATAGAAAATGCGGTAAGGTCAATGACACTATATCGCAAGGTTTCTGGTTCTAACACAGGAAAGACGCTTTCCGCAGGAGTTTCAAACTTGACTTGGTATCGGATTGAAATAGAATGGAACGCCACCGATAATCAAATTAGAGGAAGATATGGAACATCAGAAGGTTCGCCAGGAACATTTACCGACTGGTTGGACTGTGATGATTTTGGGGATGCTACAACATTTAGAATGGCTCAAATTGGAACGACTATGGTTGGTTATTGGGATTCTCTTTCAGACCCAAATGCTGTTACCACTAATTCCGCTACGATTCAAGCCAAAGCGCGCGTAAAACAAGCCGGATTATCAAAAACAGTCCAATCAAAAGCACGGGTTAAACAAGAAGGTATCGCAAACACAATACAGGCAAAATCGCGTGTGAAGCAATTGGCATTATCTAAAACCATCCAATCTAAAGGAAGAATAAGACAGGATGATTTAACTTCCAATATTGATGCTAGGGCAAGAATAAAAATTACCCCATCGTCAACCATACAAACCAAGGGGAGAGTTAAGCGAATAGGCCAGTTATCAAATATCCAAGCAAAAGCAGATATTAAACAATCCGATGTTTCTTCAAATATTCAGGCAAAGGGGAGAGTTAAACAAGAGGATCGAACGCAAACCATCAGTGCTAAATCTAATATATCTACGTCATCAGTAAAAACAATTCAGGCCAGATCAAGAATACATAAAACAGATTTAGTGTCCACGGTTCAATCCAAAGGAAGAATAAAACAAGAAGATTTAACTTCTAGTATTAATTCCAAAGCAAGAATAAAAATTACCCCATCGTCAACTGTCCAGGCAAAGGGAAGGGTTAAACAAACCGGCCAATCATCAACTATTCAGGCAAAAGCAGACATAAAACAATTCGATGTTTCTTCAAATATTCAGGCAAAGGGGAGAGTTAAACACTCAGGTAAATCATCTACAATCCGATCGAAAAGCCGTATAAAAACCACACCAGAAAAAACAATCCAGGCAAAAGGGAGGATTTATAAATTGGGTCAAGAAAAAACTATTCAGGCAAAAGCGACTATTGTTAACGAACAGTTAAAGACTATTCAGGCAAAAGGGAGAGTTAAACATACAGGCAAATCTGCAACTATCCAATTGAAATCAAGATTAAAACAATCCGATGTTTCTTCAAATATTCAGGCTAAGGGGAGAATACACAAATCCGGTTTATCATCCAATATTAAGGCAAAAAGTAGAATAAAAGTTTCGGATGTGATACAATTAATAACAGGTAAGGCGCGACTGAAAGTATTGGGAATAGCAAATACAATTACGGCAAAAGCATCTATTTGGGGCGTGCGTAAAGGATATGTAAAAATGGGGTCATTAGACCAAAACAAAGTTCAAACATTAGATAGTTTTGATAAAGATAATACACAAATATTAGATAATTATGATCAAGGCAAGGTTCAGACCTTGGCAGATCAAAGAATATTATGATAACATCAGCACTTATATCAAATCTTCGTAGAGAATATAATGATCTCGCAGATAGACACCATGATGAAAAAACGGGAGACGGATCATCAACGGTATATAAATCAAAATTTGCACCTATTTTGGAAGGTAGTTATAGTCTTTTAATAGGCAACGCATTAAAGACCGAAGTCACACATTATACATTAGACAAGGATACTGGTGATATTGATTTACAGGCGGCAACATCGTCTGTAATAGATTTCAAATATAAGTCAGTAAAATTCCGTGATCAACATTGGCTTGAGGCCATTCAAGGGTCTTTTGATTCTCTTGGAGATTCATATTTTAGGACCACTATTCGTGAAAGTTTCAATATTTCAGCAGACGTTCAGGTTTATGATGCGCCGAGTGGATGCATAAGGGTTTATGAATTACTAGAATCGTCAGATTATACTGCGTCCGGAACATGGTCCAAGCCACAAACCAATTGGAGATATGATAAATCGGCGAATAAAATTGTTTTAGGATTAAAACCTTCAAAGGCGAATTATGCAAAAATATCGTATCTAAAACGTCTAACTAGGCCGACCGCGACAACTTCAACTCTTGACGTAGAAGATAAATGGCTTGAATTAATTAGACTAAAGGCGGGATCTACATATTTACACTCTATGGCAAATAAATATGCTCAACAAGGAAATGCGACAGTAGAAGAAGGACATTTGTCGGTAAGTTATTTGAGACAACTTGCAAATGATAATGAAATTAAATTCGAAAATCTTAAGAAAAAATTAAAACCGGTGATGCCATCATATGAAATACCTTACCACATGCATGATGGCGGATCTGTATAATTTATGGCCACTGGCGTCAGGGACAAATACCACGTAGCTATAAACAGTAAGGGTTATATTCTGAGAGGTGCTCCTGAAAGACCCGCATACAAGCGCGAGGTTTTGGCGTCTCAGGTTGACAGATTGGCTATATCCGATATTTCTTATTCCGACTTTGCCGGCCAAACATTGTTTTATCTGGCACAAACAGATTGGAGTGCTGGGATTAAAGATGATCGTACATGGAAAGACGATGGAAAATTTTATTATTCAACTAACATAGATGCACATTCTAAGTTGGGATCGATTAAATTATCTTCGGGTCTAACTCTGAAAAAAGACTTTACAGAAAATATAAATTGTGGAATATATGGAAGCGTGGCAGGGACCAGTTATCACTATATAGGAACCAATGATACGGGATCAACTAAACCGGCGGTATATCGTAGTTCTGATGGAACAACGTTCTCCGACATTTCTTCGTCTGCAATATCGGATCTCAGAACAGATGTATCGTGTCTTCGAGTTGTTAATAGTGCTTTATGGATAACAACACTAGGCGTTAATCAAACCGATGTCGTCCAAAGTTATGATGGGACAAGTTTTACGGATCATTCTGCCGCGATATTAGCGGCATCAACGTTGGTATCAGTATTGAATTCTAGTTGCGTATTAGATGTTGGATCAGATATTTATGCCGGGGTAAGTGGTGGAAAAACACTAGCAAATACCGGAGAAAAAGCAACAACCGCATATGTAACCGCTAACTGGAACAATCCAACATATGCATATGCTGATGATTCTAATCGTGCTACTACAACTGTTGCTGGTTTAGTGCAAGATTATAGAACATTTGATTTATCGGCTATACCCGTTGGAGCACTAATAACTGGCGTAGAGGTTAAGGCAAAGGGACAGGGAAATGCAGCGGATATGGTTTTATCGGCAAAAATTTCTGGAGACGGTGGGGTAAATTGGGCATCGGCATGGAAGATTGATACACCAAATAATGGTTCTGATACGACATTAACATTTGGAGCAAATAACGACACTTGGGGGTTAAATATTTTACGAGACGAAATATGGACAGATAATTTATTTGTGCGGTTAAATTGTTCTGATCTTGGATCTGGCACAACCTATTCATTAAATTATTTGACAGTTATAGTTTATTATACGACAACATATGGGACATCTTTAATGAAGTATAGCGCTTCTGCATGGTCAGAATTAGCACATTGGAGCGAAACATCAACAATATTTGACATGGAAGAATATAATGGCGATGTATATTATCTTAAAGGCACATCGGCCGGATTAGTAGAGTTGCGAAAATATGATGTATCTGCTTCTGCAGATGTAGGAGTACAGCTATTCAGATGTGATTCCATGAGTAACGTTGCCGGAGCTAACCGATATTTAAGAACGTTTAATGGAAGCCTAGTGATAACAATACCAAGCACAGAAATATGGAAACTTACCGAGACCACAACTGGAACAACAATTAATAGAATTTGGAATCGAGATGACGCAAAAAATACTATAGGTGAAGAAGCGACTGGAGATATTACGTATGGTTGCATAGAACACGATCATAAATTATGGTGGAGCAATTTAATTTATGACGGTGAATACTTTTTTAATAATACCAAAGATTTCAGTGATACAACTGATGTTTTTAATATTCCAATTTATACCGACCTTTCAACAATAAAATGGTCTAGCACAACCGACATAACAAAACTATATGGCGATAATGGGTATAAAAGCGGATCAAATAAAAATTACTTAATATTTAACGAAATGTCGCCAATAGCATCAATTGACAAACTATTTGCTACTGTGAGTCTAATGTTTGATGCATTGGCAACCGGTCAATCCATACGCGTAGATTATTCTAAAGATGATATGGCTAACTGGACAACAATTGGAATATTAACCCCATCTACCGAAGGGTCGAACACTAAAAGAACATTTGCTATTCCATCTAGTGTTTTGTGGAATAAAATTTGGTTTAAGGTATATTTGAATGGTCCAGGAACAACAACACCAACATTAAATGATTTGGTTTTGGCATATAAGCCAATGCCAGATTATAAGAATAGATGGAGCATGATATTAAACTTTTCGGAATCGGTCAAACTGTTAAACGGACAAGACGAACAGAAAACTGCCGAAGATCTAACTTCGCAACTTTGGAACGAAAAATTAACCAAACAAAGAGTAACCTTTGAAGATATTGATTATGTAGAATGCACATTGCAAACAGCGATGACTAGCGCTCAGGTTTCGGCATCAGTAAATTATGCCGGAAAATTGCCATTAAAGGGTCGAATTAGGGCAGTGTCTGGTGGCGTTGCAGAGGAAATGTCATATACGAGCGCACAAAGTAAAAAAATATTAGGAATAACAAGAGGATTGCGCGGGACCAGGGCAAGGGCATATTTGTCGGGTCAAGTGTTTAAGAACGACTATGATGTTTATATCGAAGATATTAGTACCCAAATAAATTTTACCGATGAGAAGAAAACCGAAAGCATCGCGCAAGTATTATTAATTGAAGCATAAAATATGTCTATTTCAAGAAGTTCAGAAAAATTACCAGAAGTGAAAAAGGAAAAATTTTATAAAGATCGCCACTTCAAAAAAATGGTAATCAACACAATTAAAAATGTTTCAAGCAATTGGAATGTGTTTCAGGTTGCATTAATAATGTTAATATTTATCTCCGGTGTCGGAGAGTTAATTGGAGTAAAATTTAGTTTATTTTGGTATATAATATGTATTGTAGATTTAATCTATATAATTATTAAAGACTTCTTAGCGCCAAAAGAAATCGCCGAAACTAAGGAGGGAGGAATCCCGACCACAGAAATCAAGAAGTAAAGAATAATTATGATTGGAGAAGTAAATATAAATTTAATAGTATCGGGATTGACACTTATCGGTATTATTATCGCTGTGTACAAGAGTATTCATAAACCGGACGAAGATGCTGACAAGAGAATCGCACTATTAAAGGATCAACTCATCAGCGAAAGGAAAACTACTGATATGGCGATACAAACTACGCAAAATTGTTTGCATAGCCTGGAAAAAGAAGTTGCTGGACATAGAACAGAGGTAGTAAATATGGGTAAGGAATTAGTGAGGTTGGCAACTATTATCGAAGAAAGGTTACCAAAACAATGAAGGAGGATGAAAAATAAAATAATTCGTTTCTTAAAATCCCTGAGACGAATAACGATTCCGAAAAGATGTCTTAGGTGTCCGGGTGATAAGATTTGGAACAAAATATATATGAATATAAATAATGATCCAATACCAGTAAATTATAGTTCTGCGTTAGGCGGAGGATGTCTTCCGCAACCCTATGATTGGCGCGATATTACGCTAGGCGATATTCCATTCACGCCAGATCCCAATGCTCCAACTTGGGAGCAGGGTTTTGATAATGAAGTAAAATATGGTAAATTAAAAAGGGAACACCAAGGAAGTAGTTTAAGTTGTGTTGGCCAGGGATGGAGTAAATACCTAGAAATGATAAATCTTGCTGAAGAGGGTCATGTAGATGATCTTTCGGCCAGAGATATTTACTCCCAGATATGGATCAAACCTGACGGTGCGGCATATATTAGAGATGGTGCAAAAATAGCGGTTAATATTGGTAATTGCGAAGAGAGATTTATTCCTTCTTACAAGAATGGACAACCGCCAACTGAGCAATTCATGCGCACCAGACCCAATCCGGACTATGATTGCGTGGCCAATGCCTACATCTATCATTGTAAAAGATTTGTATATCTCCCGACATCGTTTCCTCTCACAGCAGACGACTGGGAAGCCGTAAGACAGGTTATATGGCAGTTTAAGGGGTTTGTGAGTGGTTATAGGCATCATTGTATGTATGGTCCAGCCTACGGGCTATTAGGGGGCAAAAAGGCTATAAGATTTAGTAACAGTTACGGTGAAGGGTCTGATTTATGGTATGTTGAGGGCGCGGAGTATCCACTCTACGACATCACGTTTCTCGTAGATCTCCCGAACCCACCTGAAAAAATCAATATGTATAAAGTAGTAAAAAGCGAAATCGGGAAGGATCAGGTAATAATCACCGGTTCGAACGAGGGGTATGTGATTCCGGACATTGAAACAAGAAATTTTCTTGTAACTATAAAATCAATACCAGACAGCGAACCAGAAATAATTTCGAACGCCGATTATTTATTGATCAATATTCTCGGAAAATATCCATCCAAGAAATTAATGGATGTGCTTGAGCCGGTAGTTAGAGATATTTATTTAAGCGAATAATATGAATAATCTACAGACCGTAGGCGTATCCGCCGTTGGTGGTGGCCTATGCTTCTGGGGATTCACTCAGCTTGATAAGAACGAATGGTTGGGATTGGGAGTGATAGCATTTGGCATAATCACACTAATCGTGGCCGCAATTCTTAACAAGAAAGGAATTCCTGTAGGCAAATAATAAATCAAAAAAGCCCATCACGCGATGAGCTTTTTTTGTTGCGAATAGGGGATTACATTCTCATACCTCCCTGTGTGGGATTCGTGACGTTAATTACATTAACTCCTTCTTTTTTTGCTTGTTCGTTCCACCCTATATTCTTTGAATATATATCGGAATAACCAAGTTTTTCTAGAGATTTTCTCATTTCAAACCAGAAGTTTTTGGCGTAATTATCGAATTCTGCGCTTAATTTATCGAATTCTTTGGCCGCTTTCAGGAAATCATCTGCCCTTCCAACCATTTCATTAGCATTATCGGCCATATCCTTCGGGACCATAATCATTAATCCATTCGATTCTAGGCACTTTTTAGCCCATTCGGTTGTTTTGTCTTTTGGCATAGTCATTATTTTAATTATTTGATTAGTGTTTTTTTTATTCATTTTCATCGTTTTTAGAATCATCATCTGATTCTTCTTCATCGACATCAACCTCTTCTTCGTTGCTTTGGTCTTCCGGAATACTTCCCGGTGTTGTGTCTTCTAGGTTTTGATCTTTGTTTTCTAAATTTTCTTCCATAAATAAATTTTTACTTTATTGGTATTTATTAACGACCTTTAATAATGTATTTTAATTTCCGCCCGCGGATTATTTTTATCAATACCAACCAAAGAGACGAATAAAGATTTGCAGACAAACCAATTATCATCTTTAATTATCTCATTATCTACCAATAAGTCCATTATACTTTCAGTTTTATTGGAAAGATCGGTACTGCGTTTATCCGGAGCATAGAATTTGATTTCTACTAATTCGCACTTTGCAATCGGTTTCTTAATTAATATTTTGTATTTTTTCAATTCCCAGCTTTGTTCCTCGTGCCATAGAGAATAGTTTTTTGATGGCAATAATATCGGATAAGAACCCTTGCATACGATTATTTTCGAATTCTTTTTGCTGGGAATGCGCCCAATTAATTTAATTGATAAAGTGTTTAACTTACCCATATAACCTTATTTGCATAAGTCATGGATCCTCCTGTCTTTTTCTTTTGTGTTACAAACGATAACTTAAACCAGGATTCCAGCGGCCTTCCATTGGCTTGTTCTTCTAATGACTTATACGCGCTGTCTGTTAGTGTAATTATTGCTTCTGTTAGCGGAACAGAGACCCTTTTTTTGTTATGATAATCCCACGAATTTGAATTAACTACTTGTGCGAATTTAACATGAACTCTGTGATACAGGGACATCTTAACCCAATTCCCGTCAACGAATGCGGATTTATCTTTCCATGCACTTATATTAATTGTCTGTTTAGACGCTTTGTCATAATACCCCCAAACACCACTTTCTGTTTTGAAAAGATATATGCTTCTGCGTTTTTTATTGTCCCATCCCTGAAGGATGTTTTCCTGTCGTTCAATTACTTGAAATGGTGTTTCGCCGACATCGGAAAGTGTTTTAATTTTTTGTATTTCCGTTCCCATGTTTTTTGCTAATGAAGCCACTTAATGCACTTTTAGATATGCGATATACCATTCGTTGTCCGGTGCCTATATTTGTTGCCGCTAACTGACCACTTTTAATCAATCTCAAAATTGTCATTTTGTTAATTGACAATAGGTCTGCTGCGTCTTTGGGGGTATAAAATTCTTTTATTGAATCCATTTTATTTGAAGTCTGCCGGTGGCTCACTACTAGTTCCAGTTTCTAACGGCATTAACGGTCCCAACGGTGATGGTGAAGGATTATAAGTCGATTCTTTTGCCGTAGATTCAGGATTTTTGACGACCTTTGATTGTTTATGCGCTTCTGATAATGCCCTGTAATATCCTATTCTTTCGTTATAATATGAATCAATCTTTTTCTGCGCATCTTCGAAGCTGTCTGCGTCCTCAATACCAATATCCTCTGTTTCAAACGGCCAGAGTTCTTTATCAATATTGGCTAAATTAAGTTTTCTGCTTAATTTGAACTTCATAGCTTTGGTTCTTCCGGTGTTGTTTCCGGCTCACTGATAACATTATTTTTCTTGACTATTTTGTGATTTTTTTTATTTGTTTTCGGTTTGATTGTCGTGGTCCTGGTATCTTCTTCGGGAAATGTCTCTGTTGCCGTGTTTTCATCATCTGGGGTCTTATTTTCTAATATCTCCGATTTTGCTTCCACTAATCCCTCTGGATGAATTACTCCATCCTTAACCTTTTTACTCATCATTATTAGTGTTTGGAGCAAGTCGTCTAATTGCTCTACTAAATCCGATGCATCTACACATTCCGGATCAAACCCGGTAAGTGCACTCATGAATGATTTATCTATTGATATAACTCTCAATATATAAACCACGTCACCAACTTCGACTGCATCATCACTCCACTTACAACCGGGATTAGCTTTAATCAGATTCTCCCTCAGTTGTAGTAATTTTTCTCGATCCGTTTTTACGAGTAATATTCTTTTTGACATTTGTTTTTTTTACATCATTAATTTGCTTAATTTCGCCATCTTCAATGTAGATGCCGACTTTACCACTGTCATCTACTTTTTCTACCCAAACCTGGAAGTCTTTATCCTTGGCCATCTCTTCTATAACTTTAAGATTGTCCTGGTCTAATAGTGATCCGTCTCTAATTATTACTATTTTAAGTTTTGGATTATTGGCCATGGCTATCGCCATCGATACCTTTAATTGTTCGGCCGAAGATATTTGTTCGTAAGGAATATCCTTAAACATAACCTTATCTTCGTTCCAACTTAATCCTTCTATCGGCATTTCCGCTTTAGACAATTTAACCTTCTTGTCTTCCTCTAACGATTTGAGATTTTCGGTGAGATCATCATATTCTTTCTGTTTAGCAATATATTTATCGTTATCGGCGAGAATGCGTTTTGCTTCTCTTTGTTCATCTACCGCAATTAACGCCCTGTCCAGTTCTTCTTTAACTGATGCACTCTCTAATTCCGGAATCTCTTTTAATTCATCTTCTATGGTTCTAAATTCGTCCTGTAATAGTGCTATTTGTTTTACTATTTCGTCTCTTCTGGTGGTCAGATTTGATCGTCTATTGGTATTTTCTATTGCTCCTTTATATTTGTCCTGTAGTTCTTGTATGTTTATCGGTTCTTGCGATACTAATTTCATCTTCTCGATAGTTTCGGGATTGATTTGACCGATGGTTTTTAATTCCCGGCCAACCAACAGTCTTTCATCGGTCCATTCCTTCTTCTTTTTATCAAACTCAGAAAAATCTAGGCCGACTATCTTGGTTAATGCTTCAACTTGTTTTTTCGGTTCTAACCGAGAAAACTCTAACGGATCAAATGAAAGGTTCCCGATAATGTAATCAAGAAATTCTTGAGGATTACTATAACTTGCGCCGTCCTTATTGGTAACCTTGAGGTAAGATCCTTTTTGGGTAAATGTTCTAGTGACGATGAATCCGCCCAGATCAATCTCAATTTCGGCCTTCTCTTCACCCTCTCTAATTGGTTTTTCTGGCGCGGCCTTCTTACCGCCCAACGCATACCAAATAGAATCGAGCACAGAAGTTTTTCCCTGTCCGTTGCGCCCCGTGATCAACACTAAGTTCTGTTTTTCGTCTAGTGTCAACTCTACGGCCCGTAACCTTTTAACGTTATTTGACTTTAGCTCTATGATTTTCATGTAATTTAACTCTTTTCCAATTAATAACGGCAACTACTAATTCTAGGTGGAATAATCTGATTCGGACCCTAAACTGTCCATTGACTATTCTCTCTCCCCGGCCGATATTAATGTCTATAAATTGTTTTAATTTCATTTTAACTTTTTATAACCGTATCCACTTTTTACAATATGTTCTCTAAAGAAGTTGCCCGGAGAAGAATTTAGAAATATGCCTTCATATAATTCCTTTGGAACTCCTAAATATTGATACCTTGTTCCGTTATTGAAGTGGACAATTAATGTTTTAGTCTTCGCGTCATAACCGGCGCGAGATAAATTTGAAGAATTTATTGGGTGTGTTTTAATCTTGATTTTGGTTACCATTTTTTCGATTTGTTAGATCTAAATTGGTTGGCGTCTCTTTTCTTTTTTCTGCACGTCCAGCACCTTTTGGGTTGTTCAAATCCTTTTTCTTTATAAAATTCTTGATCTCTTTCGGTAAAGGTAAATTCTTTACCGCAATCTACACATTCTAATTGTTTGTCCCCCATAAAATTTAACTTAATCTATACATTTGTTAATTGTTAATTTAATTGTTCTGGATCAAACCTAACTTGATTTGTCTTTTTGGTATAGCCGTCAGTAAGTTTTCTGATTAGGGCCAATTCTTTATCGGTATATCCTAATACTGTTCCTTGGCGCTCTACGATCATGTTCTTAAAATCAGAATACTTAACCTGATAATCTCCTATGACGACCTTTCCCGATCTGGCACTAGCAATCTTTGATTTCGCGATTGTGGCCCAATCTATTTTTTCAATAGGATATTTATAGATATACTCAATTTCGGGTTCTTTCTTGGGTAATACATTTTCAAGATAGATTTTTTCCCAACGCTTAAATACTGCTTCCAAATCTATCTCATCTCCGTTGTCCGGGCATAAAAAATGATATGGATCGTCCTGTTGGAACAATTCAAATTCGAATCTTTCGCCGGTCCCCTGATTAATCATCAAGAGTATTCCGTGCGGTATTTTGAAATGATACATGTAAATTGCCAGTTGTATAAAATATCCCTTCTTTACTGTCCCATTCTTAATCTGGCAATGTTGGAATCCGCCATAATATGTTTTAACTTCAGTGATAAGATTCTCTCCGTCAATTACCAATCCTAGATCCGGATAACCGGATATTGGAACTTTATTCGGGCCCCATTCAAAATAACATCTTTCATCGTTTGATAGTTTTTCTATAAGATTGCCGGACTTTCTAATCAATTCCACAACCGCTTCTTCTGTCAATTTACGCATGCGCAACATCATGATCTTTTCTTCACTCATTACGTTGGTTGGTGGCGTGCCCATCCAGCGATGAAAAATATCGAAGGCCATTAATTCTCCTTCTGAAGCCCAGAAACTCGTTTTTTGTTTCCCTAGATATTCTTCTTCTCTAGTTAGTTTGATTTGCTTGTCCAGCAGTTGTATTATTGAAGACATTTGTATTTGATAATTGTTTATAAACTCTAATGTGTTTTTTCCCCGATTTAGGGCCAACAAATATGTGACCGAATTTGCTTAATGTATCCAGCGACTTCTGATCTAGGGTATCGATTAATCGTGCTTGGTCATTAATAGTTATTGTTGGCTTAGTGCTCATAATTCAATTATAGCACATATTAATCACTGTCAATAGGGTATAGTTATCCACAGTTATTGACGTTTGATTTTTAAGGAATAATATAGCGGATTTAACCAGTCATTCATCCATTCTCCACAACTGCATCTCCACGGATCCGCCATTGAATTGTTACCGCTTAACATTTCTCCGCAGATAGGACAATGAGGCATATGTATCGGAACCTTCTTGTATTTCGGTTGGCGTGGTTCTAATAGGTTTTTAATTTGTTTGTCGTTCATCTTTTTGTTTCGGTTTTCTAAATTTATTAGCGAGTGGACAGTCCGCAAAATGCGTATTCCAGACGGCCAGACTAGTCATTACTATCGGGATCCATTTCTTGTTTTTGGTCAATGCAAACCACATCGTTTTACCGCATTTGCATTTGCGCTTGTCGTTCATATCAAACGTCACCTCAATTCCCCGGCCACCATTCAATCTAATTGTCTGTATCTTTTGTGTTGCCATATATCTTTTCTTTTTTGGTTAATGAGTTAGCTAAAATAAACAATACTTTCATAATCTGGGCGAAGCCAATAACTTGGTGGCGGAAGTATTGTTTCGTTATGTTTCTTTATCAACGCCCCTTTGGGATACCATTCTGGGACATATTTTTTCGCTGGCGGAATACATAGCCATCCCCTATCCTCAATGTCTTCGGGATTCCCGTTATAAATAGACCAAAATTTATATTTCTTTTTCATAACGTTTTTAATCTCTTTAATACGTCATCGCTTGTATGCCCATCATATTTTGGTGCGTTTTCCAGCGTATAGGCAAATTCTGTTTCTTCCCATTTCGCAATCGGCAAGTGATATGTAATTTGTTGTCCTGGCACCGTTAGAATTCCAAGCACGAACCAACCAGGAATACCAAAGCCATCGGAATGTAATTTAGAACGCCATACTCCTTGTCCATCAATCTGAAGCTTATACTTTGACGCAAGCAATCTACATAATGTAATAAATAATTCTATCCTGTGTTCATATAATTCGGTAAAGGTATGATAGCCATCACTTGCTTCCATAAAATTCTGATTATCCTTGCTCTCGTCCATTCCGCTCACAATAATATCTTTAAGCCCCGAATGCCTTTCTTTTATCTCATAAGAAAATGCATTTGTAATTGTTATTATTTTGTCGTCATTCATATATTCTATTTAATTATTATTCCCTACTTGGTTAATGAGTTAGCTAATAAGGCTTGGATTTTCCTCATAAATACTTCCGATGACTTTCATTTTATATGCATCATCCGCCCAATCATATTGGTCAAAATTAAAATCATTGTCCTTAAAATAAAATCCAGCATCCGCCCAAGCAACTTCGCACCTTTTTTAATTTCTAAAATGTCTCCTTCGTAAATCTCTTTTCCGTCTTTGTCTTTGAATCCAGTATATTGTCCCACGGTGTCAATTTTAACATCGTAACTAACAGCATTTTCTTGCGAGTATATCTTTGCCTTGTTATCATAGATGAAACCTTTTCCGTTTCTACCATTGACATATATAAAAGATAAATATCCAAACCTCCACTCTCCTGTTTCGCAGTCAATTCCTCTAAATTTTATTTCTCTCATATATTTTATTTAATTATTATTCCCTTAGTTAAAATATGTTAAATATGAATAACCATAACCGTTCCAATAAGGATATTCTACTCTTCCGCAAACTGTGCAATAACGATAAAATATTCCGATATTATTATATTGCCAAATGTGCTGACAGGCACTACTGGAATAAATATTTGCGTATTGTGGTAGCGATACAGAACCATTTTTAGTTTCCATTTTGGCTAAAATCTTTTCTAAGATTTCTTTTATTTCAATTATTTCCTTACTCACATTTTTTCTCTCTCCATTATGTATTTTGGATTGAGTAGTTATTTAATTATTATTCCCTTTGTTAATCTATTGTTGCGGTAAAAAGTTTTCCATCCACTTCAACTTTGACCTTTTTGCCAGATAAATTTAATTCGGGTTCATCGGTTTCTATTTTCGGATTACAAGCAAGGGTTTCGCAACTATCGTCATAAGTATCAACCATCTCAATCTTTTCTGATTTCTGTTTTGTGTGATAAAAATATCCACCGACTAATTTTATTTTCTCAGAGACCCAAGCATTGCCATAGACCCAAGCATTGCCATAGACCCAAGCATTGCCATAGACCCGAGCATCGCCAGATACCCGA